TCATGCCTACCACGAGTAACTTCGTAACTAGAAAAATGACGGTCTATCCCACAATCACAGCATTGGGTAGTTAGTACATGTTGTTTTTTAGATACGCTTGGCATGTTATTTCCAGTGACTAACTAACCAAGTAATACCACTACCTACTACACCAGCTGCACCGCCAACGGCCAATAACATCTTCCATCCACCTTTGGCTTCAGAAAGAGTCTTGTTTATCTCGATAATGGCTTTTTTAATTTCTTCCATATCTTCAACCATCTTATCCATATCACCTTGCAGATGACGTATCTCCGACGCATGCGTCGCAAGCTCTCTAGCTTGTTCCATCAAATCGCTCATTTAACATTTCCAGCGCTTTAAAGACGCTGCCTTTCTCGTTGGACGGCCCTTTTCATCTTTCATTGGACCAGGCATACCACTCATACGGGCACAAAATGACTTCTTACGAGCGCCACCTTCAGGCTGTGGAGCCTTTAGATTAGAGCCTGTCTCACGGTTATATTTGGCTCGGCCTTTGGCAGTTAAGCCAGCACCTTTCGATACTGGTAACTTTTCACCACGACCTACCGCTAGAGATACACCTTTCTTCTTAGGCATAAAACACCGTCACACCAGCGTCTGTCAATGTTGCATAGACATCGGTTTCAAACAAAACGCCTTCAGCAGGTATAACCACGTTAAACGGCTCGCCGTTGGCAATTGTAGGGATTGTCAAAATAGTAGTACCTGAAGCGCCACCATCTTTTAGAACCACACTACCAGCACCCGTGCCAGGAACGATTACCATTCCACGGACACGGACTCTGTTACCAATAACGCTACCTGACGCAGCTAAGCTTTTAGCCATTACATCGGTTTGCATTCCCATAGTGGGCTCCTAATTAAGCAGCGGCGATTGCTGTACCAGCGGCAGAAATCCAGTTAGTACCGTTCCAAACAGCTAAAGTAGGCGCGCCTGCTAAACCGTTAGAAACATAAATAACTTGACCAGTAGTTTTACTTGCCGCAGGGATTGCGTTAGCTGTAGTTACTGTGTAAGTTGGGGCGATAAAGCCGTTATCTGAAGCGACTGGGCCTGAGAAAGTAGTACGTGACATAATCAATTGTCCTTATATACAAGATAAGCCTATTAGTCGGTATATCGTCTGCCGGGGCAGTCTAATAAGCCGGAACACCCGGTTTATTGAATATTACTCTATTTTAAAGAAGTTGCAACTATTTTTAAAACAAAAAAGGGACCCGAAGGCCCCTCTTTCTTACACTCGGCGTATTAAGCGCCTTGTGAACCGAACATACCCAATGGGTCTGAGAAACCAAATGAATAACGCTCACGAGCCTTGTAACGTACGTTGCCTGTGTCGAAGTCTCCGTCCATGCCAGTTGCCATAGGTGTACGAACAAAGTGCTTCATACCGTTAGGTACATCAGTAGTCAAGAACCATGCGTTGTTATCTGTCAAGTAGTTGTTTACTGTGTAGCCTTCAGGGATAGAACCGTTGTTCTTGATAGCGTTAATATCGTTATCAGCTGTACCAACACGCAATTCAGTCTCAAGCAAACGAGTTGCAACGAACTGTAATGGTGGTGGAACAATCAATTTACGAGGTTTAGCAGCAATCAAAAGACCACGCTCATCTGTCCAAGCAGCGATTTGAATAACAGCATTTTCCAATGATGTTTCGTTCAAGTCAGCTTGAGTAGAAGGAGTGTTGCTGTTTACACCACCAGAAACTAGTGGATGCTGTGTAGAGAACAATGAAACGCCATCACCGCCAGCAAAAGCGTTGTTGAAACCGTTGTTCAATACGTTAGCAGCTTTAACTTGCTTTGTGTAAGCCATAGCGCGAGCCAATGCTTTAGTGTAGCGACCAGACAATGAGTCATACAAGTTGTCTTCGATAGCCTCTTCAGTCAAGCTGAAGCCTAAAGCGATAGTCTCGTGTGTATAGCGAGCTGTGAAAGCTTCCTGTGCGTTGTCATACGCCATTGAAGAACCTTCGTTCTTTACTGGAGCGGCACTGAAGCCTGACAACTTAGTTTCTTCTTCGAACGAACGCTCAGAAGTCTCTGTTTCGTAGATTTCTTTGTGTTGTTCACCGTATGTTGCATACTCAAGTCCGAACAATGCGTTCAATCCTGGTAATAGCTCTTTTAAGAGTTGTGCGCGTGAAATAGCCATTTAATATGCTCCTTAAGCTGCTGCGTTGCCAAGTGTAACTTCTAATTGTGGCTGATTTAGCTTAACGATAACTTCACGGAAGTTAGTAGCGTTAACTGCTGTTTCAGGAACAACGTCGATTACACGAACTGGAAGAATTGCTGTGTTAGCAGCAGAACCTGATACTACTGACAAACCAGAGTTACCAGTGGCGTTAGAACCTGTGCCAGTAGCAATTTCCATATTTGTACCAACAACCGCACGTGTTACAGAAGTAACAACGCTTGTATTGCCAGAAGTAGTAACTGCAACTTTAAATGCAGCTTGTGGGTCTAGCACAACGTACGCAACAGCGCTTGTAACGCCAGTTGGGTAGTATTGAGCTTGCACAGTTTGACCTGAGCTATTTACATATTGGCAACCAACTAACACGCCTAGAGTAGGTTGTGCAGTTACGTTAGCACCAATTGATGATTTTTCTACTGTTCCACCAACGACTAGTTTAACAATGTCGCCGTTGTAGATAGCTGTACCGTAAGAAGCCGTAATTGGAATCTGACGGATAGCGCCTGAGTAAGGCATGCCATCTACGCGGTTAATTGCTTGTAAGCCGTAGGGAGCAGAAACGGTTGGATAAGCCATTTTTAAAACTCCTAATTAAATTAAATTATTTACCTTTACCAAACGACGTCGTGGACTTTTTCTCACTAAAGAGAGGCATCCTCGGGTCGTTATCTCTCATAAAACTATTGTCTACAGCTCTCGTCTGGGATTCGGTAACGTTTGCATAATGGTTATTACGCTGTTCAACGAACTCCATTGGAGTTTTGCATAACAATAATCCGCCAATCTCAATGTTGTCTTTATATCGACTACCTGGGTCGGCTAGCAGTTTAAATTTAGGTTGTTCTTCAATTCGAACTGGCTCCCAACCTTCTCTCATTTTGGCTGAGAGGTTACGCGGGTCAGCGTTGTTCAAAGTTGAAACACGAATCCAGCGATAAGCGAAACCAGCCTGTTTGTCGGGCTCTGGCAATAAATCAGCAGGCATCCACTGCTTTGGACGTTCTACTAGTTCACGGGTCTCTAACTCACGGTCTAATCTTTTTTCAGCCATTTCGGGCCTCCATTTTAATAAGTTCACGGGCATATTGTTCAGGGGATAGTCCAAGCTTTCGGGCTAGTGCTATCTGACTCGGCTTCAAACGAATTTGTTTAGAACTCGTACTCCGCGTTGCTGACGCTACAACCGTGCTCGGTTTAGATTTCTGAGAAGGTTTGGATTCCTCTTCAACTTCAACCTTTGTTTGTGGTTCCGAAGTATCGAAATACTCTGAAAACACTTTACGCATCTCTTTGTCAATGCGTTGAAAATATTGGTCAGTACCAACAAAATTCTTGCCGTACTCATCAATCAATTCTTCATGCAGCCCTAAAGCATACGCAGTCATTGGTTTTTTGGACCCGAACCACGGATTCTTTTCTGTCCACTCCTGTGTTTTGGCATCAGGAGTTACAGGTTTTTCCTGCATTTGTGGTATTTGTACTTCATTTTCTTGCTCTTGTAAAGCACTTGGTCGAAAATCTTTTACTTTATCGGACTTAATTGCAGCAGCATTCAACTTAGACTGAGCTTCTACGATTCGGTCGGAATCACCAGTTTCTAGTGCTTCTTTATAGGAACGTTTAGCTACTTCAAGCTCTAGCTCAGCTGCACCTTGTACTGTCTCGATATATGTCTTCTCGCCTGTAGAGTAAGCCTGCTTCAGCTTTTTGTTCTCTTCAAGCAATCTTTTAGCGACATTGATAGCCTCTTGTTGCTCACGTAAGGCCGCTTCTTTCTCACGGCGCTCGTCATGCCAAACCTTCTTTAACTGGCTTAGCTTCTCTTTTGCCTCGGCACTGTACTTATCTAGCTCATCTTCCTCTAGTTTTTGTACGATTTCCTT